CCGGCGAGACCATCCACCCCATGGTCGACGACACCGGCCGCCGGCCCACGGGCGCGACCGACATAGCCTACCAGCAGGTGATCAAGGGCGTCGCCTGGGCCAACCTCACCAACGCGGACCTGATCTACGCCCCGCGCAACCCGCGCCCGAACCACAACTATGGTTTCGGCCCGGTCGAGCAGATCATCGTCACCATCAACACCGTCCTGCGCCGCCAGGCCGCCCAGCTGGCCTATTTCACCGAGAGCAACCTGCCGGCCGGCCTGCTCACCGGCCTCGACAGCTGGACCGCCGACCAGCTGCGCGACATGCAGCTGTGGCTGGATTCCAAACTCTCCGGCGTCACGGCAGAGCAGGCCAAGCTGCTCTGGGTCCCCTCGGGCACCCGCTACCAGGCCTTCAAGGACGCCCCGATCAAGGACGACTTCGACGAATGGCTGGCCCGGGTGGTCTGCTACGCCTTCTCCCTGCCGCCCACCGCCTTCGTGCGTCAGATGAACCGCGCCACCGCCGGCGCCGACCAGGATCGCGGCCTGGAAGAGGGGCTGGAGCCGCTGAAACGCTGGGCCAAACGCCTGATCGACGGCGTCATCCAGGACGACTTCGGCTATGCCGACCTGGAATTCGCCTGGAACGACGCCCCGGTGGTCGACCCCATGCAGCAAGCCCAGATCGACGACCTGTCGCTGCGGAACGGATCGGCGACTGTGGACGAAGTGAGGGCGCGGCGGGGGCTGGGGCCATTGCCGAAAGGCGATGTCGGCGAGGCCAGCGACCCGTTGGGGCCAAGCTAGAAAATCCTTCTCCCTCTCGCGGGAGAAGGTGGCCCGAAGGGCCGAATGAGGGGTCGCGCCGGCCCGTCGGGTTTCCTGGAATCAGATTATCCGAGAGGCGGGCGCGCGCCCTCATCCGTCAGGCTTCGCCTGCCACCTTCTCCCGCAAGAGGGAGAAGGAGAACAAGTCACGGCAGATCCTTCTTCGGGATCGCCGCGATTTCCTCGGGCGTCAGCTCGGACAAGCCGCTGGCGATGCAGGGGGTGGCGATGCCGTGGGGGCTGCTGTCGGCGACCTTGATGTCCAGATCCAGCGGCGTGCAGACCGAGTCCGAACCGCGGAAGGTGGAGACCAGGTGCACGTCCGGCCAGGTCAGCTCCTGGCAGCTGGAGGCGAAATCCACCCGATAGATTTGGTGCATATTCACCCGGATATACATCATGTGTTCGTTGGGCGCGTGCCAGCCCTGCCATTGGTTGGCGAAGAAGCAGCGCTTCAGCGGTGCGGTCCCCTGCGCCGGGCCCGGCGGCTGGGCCAAGGCAACGCCGGTCAACACCGATCCGCTCAAGGCCAGCGCGCCACACACGGCCGCGCCGGCTAAAGCGCGTTTGAAATAGCGGTTCATGGGGTCGTTCCTCCGCTTTGGCGGCCGCGTCCGGACGCGGCCTCGCACTCGATTACATCAACAACGCACCGCGGCGCGCCTGCGCCGCGAGCGCCAAGCTTGGCGCGTTCAAACCTGTACCCAGGATGAACGTTTCGCCCTCTTAAATCCATTGCCGGGAGCTCCGTTCGAACCATGAATTTTTACGGCGAAATCACCAAGGTCGAAGCCCAGGACGACGGCACCATCAAGGTGTTCGGCACAGCCTCCTCGGGCGCCGTCGACGACGCCGATGAAACCGTCACCCCCGACGCTATGAAGGCGGCGTTGCCTGGGTACATGCGGTTCGGGGCCTTGCGCGAGATGCACGGCCTCACCGCCGCCGGCGCGACCCTATCGGCAGAGGTCGGGGAGGATGGCCTCACCCGCATCGCTGCCCATGTGGTCGATCCCGTGGCGGTGAAAAAGGTCCAGCTCGGCGTCTACAAGGGCTTCTCGATCGGCGGCCGCGTGCTGTCGCGGGACCCCGCCGACCGCAAGGTGATCACCAAGCTGAAGCTGAATGAGATCAGCCTGGTCGACCGGCCCTGCAATCCGGAAGCGGTGATCGACATGTGGAAGGCCGACCTGGCCGGTCCTCGGGCCGAGTCGCCGGTTCTCACGCCGTCGAACGCCCCAACCAACACAGAGGTCGTCGCTCGCGCCATCGAAATGGCCGCGGCGGCGGGGCGGCGCGGGCGCTATCGCGACTATGTGGTCAAGGCTCGGGAGGCGCTGCTGAAGGCGGGCGCTCCCGAAACGCCGTCATCGGCCTTATGGCCTGAGCCATCGTTCGATGCGTCCGCGCCGCTTGCTGACATGCCGCTTGGACCGGAGCCGCTCCAGCGCGTTGGCGCCCGCAACTCCGCCGCCGACTTAAGCCACATCCAGGCCGCCCACGACCACCTCTGCGCCCTGGGCGCCCGATGCTCTGAGGATGGCGGCGGCGATGTGGATGACGCGTCGGACGAAGACGATATCACCATGGTCTCCGACGCCCGCTCCGCTGAAGTCGACCAGCTCTGGTCCACCATCGACATCCTGCAGAAACGCCTCGACGACCTCGCCGGCATGCCCGCCCCGCCCAAGGCCCTCGCCGGCGCCATGCGCGCCATCGGCAAGGCCGAAGACGCCAACCCCGGCGACCCGGCGCCCAGCCCTGAAGACCTCAGGAAATACCTCGACACCCTCCCGCCCGCGGACCGAGGCCGCCTAGAACTCATGGCCGCCCTGCGCCGGCCAATCCCCATCGGCCGCTGATCACCCAACCCCCCCCCAATTTTCACCACAGAGCACACGAAGGGCACGAAGAAGAGGGCTTCGACGCTAAGGCGCGAAGGGCGCAAAGAAAAAGCGCGAAGCGCACATATCCCAGCCAACCAACACCTTGGGATTTTCACGCGGGCTCCGCCCGCCTTCGCGTCCTTCGCGCCTTAGCGTCTAGTCCTACGAAAACGCCGAAACCTCCGTGCCCTTCGTGTGCTCCGTGGTGAATCCTTCTTTCTTCACCCCGAAAACATCCCCACGCCCCACCCCTGGAGGCCCATCCATGAACGCACCTGTCCACCATGACGACCTGCGCAAAGCTGTCGTCGATTCCCTCTCCGCGCCGTCCGAAGATATCGCCCGGCACGTCCTGGCCATGGCCGGCGCCAATCCGAACCAGATCGAAAAGGCCATCACCACCGGCACCGGCCTGGTCGCCTATGACCTGCAGGCCCCGGCGAAAAACCTCGCCGGCCCGATCCTCGGCGCGTGCGCCATCGTCCTCTTGCTCGCCCTGGCCGCCCTGTGGGTCGCCAGCGCCGCCACCGAGGCCAGCCTGCGCGCCAGCGTGCAGACGGCTCAAACCCAGGCCGACGTCGCCACGCGCAATCTCGCGACCTGCCAGGGCAATCAGGACGTCCTGACCAAATCCCTCGGCGTCCAGAACGCTTCGCTGTCCGCCCTGAAGGCCCAGGGCGAGGCCGTCACCACCTCCGCCAACAAGGCGGTCCAGGCCGCGACCGCCGCTTCAAACGCCGCGGCCGCCTCCGCCACCCAGCTGCTGGCGGCCAAGCCCAGCTCGGATTTGTGCGCCTCCGCGGACGCCTTGATCCTGGAGACCGTGAAATGATCGCCCGTCCTATCGCCTGCCTTATCGCCGGCCTGGGCCTCCTGGCCATGACCGCCTGCGCCACCACCCCGCCGGCGCCGCGGATCGTCACCAAGACCGTCCAGGTCGCCGTGCCGGTGGTGTGTCAGCCCGCCCTTGGCGCCGCGCCCGCCTATCCGGATACGGACGCCGCGCTCAAAGCCGCGACCGATGTGTATCAGCGCGTCAAGCTGTTGGTCGCCGGCCGGTTGGAACGGATCGCGCGGGAGGCGGAGTTGAACGCCGCCCTCGGCGCTTGCGAAGGGAGCGGGGCATGAACGCAACCGACTGGATTACGGGCGGCGCGGCCCTAGGGATGCTGACCACCTCCCTCGGTGCGGTGGCCATCTCTCACGGCGCCCACCGCCAGCGCACCGATGGTCTGGCCAGCGATCTGGAAAGCCTGGGCGAGCGGATCACCGCGCTTGAAGCGTTGAAGATTTCGGTGGAGGGCCTCACGCGGGGCATCGAGCATCTGGGTGATCGCCTCGCCGACAGCCAGAAACTCAGCGCCACGGAACTCGCCCGTCTGGCTGATCAGGTCGCCGCCGGCCAACGGCTGATCGACGCGCGATTCGATTCAATGAAGGAACTCAGCGCCCGCGAACTCGACGAGCTCAAACACGGCGTCAGGAATATCCGGCAAGTCCTGGAGCCACGACCCAGGTTGAAGACCAGGGCCGTGGCGTCACAGGACTGATATTTCAAAGGCTTAGTTCAACGGCTCCAAATAGGGGGCGTTTCTGACTTCGCCGTAATAGCTTCTGGCGGTCATGACCGGCTGGTCCGTTAGCGCGCCCAGGCGGCGTGTCGCCTCCGCGGCATAGTTGAACTGCTCACGTGTCGGCCCCGCGCCGCTTCGATCGTCGTAGACCGCCTGGGCCGTGCGATTGCCGCCGTTCGCCGCGACGTCCTGATAGAGTGGAATGGCCAGGGCGGCTTGACCGGTATGGGCATAGTCGGTGGC